AGGTTTGTCGGAAGCAGAAGCGAAGCGCAAGGCGAAAGACGATATCAGGCAGACTACTCTGGAAAAACGCCTGGAAATGCTGGAGTTTGAACGCGCAAACAGGACTGTGCTGTCACGGTACAACGTGAATGACGCAGACCTGCAAAAGATTCTGGCGGCATCCAAACTTGGTGTGTTGTCCGTGGAGCAGGTTTGCCGTGGTTTGTACGGCAGTGTCATGACGGACAAGGAAAAACGTGCGGCTAGTGCGTTTACCGCCGAAACAGACAATACGCAGTCGAAAGCAACAGTAGCAAGCGCCGCAAGAACAGCGGCCAGCCCGGAACGGTCAGTATTGACAGACAAGCAGAAACGGGCAAAATTGATTTTTGAACAGACATTCAACAAGGGGAAGAAGCCGTTGACGGACAAGGAGTTCCTGGCTATCTACCCACATTAATCCAGGAAGGAATGATTAATCATGATTAGACCTGTTAATCCCGATAGTGGCAAGTTTTTGAAATGGAAAACCAGTGCCGCTTGCAAAAAGGGTCAGATTGCCGTTATGAACAGTGACCTGGCGTTGCCTGCTGCGGCAGGCGCGTCTGCCGCTACTGTTCTCGGCGTGTTTGCGGAAGATGCCGATAGCGGTGCTATTGCATCAATCTACAATGCACATCAGATTTTTGAAGCAGATTTCTACCAGGGTTCATCTACGGATACTGCCACCGATGCCATGCTTGGCGTTGGTTACGACATTTACGTTGATGGTGCGGCTGGCGACGGCAGTGCGGAAGGCGAAACGTATCTTGACCTGAATGATACGATCGGCGACTTCTGTGTTCTGCTGGACTATGACAACAACAGACGTGTCGGACAGTTCCGCTTCACCGATGCAAGTATCCTGATTTAATCAATCAGAGAAAAGAAAGGAATGATTTACAATGGCTGGTGGCAGATCAAGCGATATCCCTTCGTTGATTGTGGCAGGCATTACGTTTTGCTTCAACGAGGAAGCGAAAAAAGACAGGGTTAAACAGTACGAACAGATCGTCACGAAAATCGCGGAAGAAAAAGCGGTAGGGCATTATGAATCCGCTGGCGACATTGGCATTGCGGCGCTGCATACGGAAGGCGACGAGTACACGTTTGAGGGCATTGACGAAGCGTACGGTACCGACATCACTACGCTGACATACGGCAAGGGTGCCTATGCCACGCGCAAGCAGATGAAGGACGACCAGACCCGCACCGTCAAGAACATTGCCCAGAAACTGGTGCTTTCCGCACACAAGAAAAAGGAACAGGTTTGCGCGGATGCGTACAACGATGGGTTCGCTACGTCCATGTCCGATGGCGTGTACGTTTTCAGCAATACCCATCCCCTGACCAATGCCACGGGGCAGTACAACGATAACCTGGTTACTGGCGCTCTGACCGTGGACAACTTCAAGGCTGGCATCAACCAGTTCAGCCTAATCAAGGATCATGCGGGAACCATTTACCCGACCAAGGCTACGCACCTTCTGGCGAATACCATGCAGCAGTTCACCATTGTCGAGCTTTTGCAGAGTTCGCTGCTGGCGTTCGAGCTTTCCAACACGGTCAACAGTCTGAACAAGGTTGCGCCTTTGGGCGTTATCCTCAACGACTACATTGACCATACCAGCAAGGGCGATTCATATTCGCCGTGGTTCCTTCTGGACAAAACCCTTGAAAAAGCCGGATGCTATATGCAATACCGTGGCGGTATGCAGTTGGAAACCGAGATCAACTTCAAAACCAAGAACTGGGAGTACACCGTTGAGGAAGAATACGCAGTTGCGTTCGTTTCTCCTGGTTACGGTGTGATTGCAAGCCAAGGCTGATTGATTTGAATGACTGGGGCTGGCGGTAATGCCGTCAGCCCTGACTACTAGTAGGATGGTTATCAAACCATACCTGACACTCCAGAAAGGGGTATTATCATGGGAAACACAGTATTACCTGCAAAAGATCTTTATGTTGGAACTTATAAGGTTATGGAGTCTGACGATGGTTCTTTGTATCAGCAAGGCGTAAAAATCACCGCTTCGGCGGCAAACATCAACGCTCTTTCCAATACTTTTTCAAATCCGCTTATTGACGATGGCGATGCTGGCATCACTTTGACGTCAGCAGACCAAACTCATGGCACCCCAGTTGCGACAATCCCTGATATCGGTGATGCAGCTGACACGTTTGTTATGGCAGATACAGCGCAAACTTTGACGAACAAGACTTTAACAAGTCCTACGTTGACAACGCCGTTGATTGATGATTCTGATGCTGGCGTAACTATTACATCAGCAGATCAAACCAATGCGGCGGCTACGGTTACTATCCCGAACATTGGCGATGCGGCTGATGAATTTGTCATGAAGGACACGGCCCAAACTTTAACTAACAAGACGTTAACCACTGCTGTTCTTACCACACCGCAGATTAACGACACATCGGCAGATCACCAGTACGTTTTTGCCGTTTCAGAACTTGCCGCAGACCGTACTGTTACATTGCCGCTTTTGACCGGTGCAGACGAGTTTGTGTTCAAGGATCATGCAGTAACAATGACCAACAAAACCTTAACCAGCCCCGCATTGACAAGCCCCGTCATGACTACTCCGCAGATCAATGATACTACTGCCGACCATCAGTATGTTTTTGCTGTCAGTGAGCTGGCGGCAGACCGTACCGTGACGCTTCCATTGCTGACTGGCGCGGATGAATTTGTGTTCAAAGACCATACGCAGACGCTTACCAACAAGACGCTGACTACACCCAAGATTGCTACAACTGGTGCGATAGTTGATGCTGGCGGAGATGAATACTTGAAATTTGTCGAAGCAACTACTCCCGTTACCTATGTGCAGATTACTAGCGGTGACACGACTGTTGCGCCAAAAGTGCAGGGTGCTGGCGAAACCAATACCGACCTGCATCTGTTGGGAACTGGTACTGGAAACGTCAAGATTTCCGATGGAACAGATCCCACAAAGATTTTGCAGTTTGAGTTGGCTGGCGCTACAACCGGAAAGTATTGCCAGTTTACCATTTCACAAGCAGACGATACGGTTATCACATTCCCGACAGCTACCGCAACTCTGGCAACTGTTGGCGGAACCGAAAACCTGACAGCAAAAACGTTGACTAGTCCGAAGATTGACGACGGTGATGCTGATGTTACTATTACTTCGGCTGACCAGACTAATGCTTCTGCTACAGTGACCATTCCAAATATTGGGGATGCAGCAGATACCTTTGTCATGAACGATACTGCCGCTACGCTTACCAACAAAACCCTAACTGCTCCGGTTATAACGCAACCGGCCATGTCGTTCACCATTGGCGCTCACGATTACGGCGCAGGACATGCGGATTGGACGTTGGATGCTACAGAAGCATTGTCCATGATTCACAAACCGACTAATGCCGATGCTGGAGCAAACATGATTATTCCAACAGCGACAATCAGACCATATATCGTTATAAATGGAACTGGACAGATTGTTACCGTCAAGACTGCTGCAGGTTCTGGAATCGCTATTGCCAATGGCAAGACGCATATTGTCATGTCTGATGGAACCAATGTTATCGCTCTTGCTGCTGTGTCTGCCTAATTGACAAACATGGTATAATACAAACAGAATCAGAACTTGGGAGAGGGGGCAGGCAGGCTTGTTTATACGGGGTGTCTGCTCCCATTTATTACACGAAAGGATGACATAACATGACAATGCTGATTAAAGAGGAATTTCTGAAAATGTCCAAGTGGTCACAGACATTAACGTTACTGACTGCCGCTGATGATAACTTGATTGTTACATCGGCAAACATGAAGGTTGGAACGTACACCATTGACGCACAACCGTCAGCACCTAGTCTGATAGGTGTGAAGGTTACGGCAAGCGGTACAGCAGACACAATGGGTACGATTACCTATGTGGGTACCGACATAGACGACCGCGCATTGACCGAAACGGTTACGCCAATAGCCGGTAGTACCGTCTGGACGACCAACTATTTCAAAACTATTTCCACGATAACCGGAGCTGGTTGGGTCATCGACGTTGGTGCCGGAAATGACACGCTGATTATCGGTGTGCCTATGTCCTGCGGTCTGAAAGTCAATGGCCGGAACATTACGGTTGTAGACGTATCCGGGAATATCTGGGTCAATCCTACCACTACCGCTACCGAAGCAAATGGATTCCCATTGACTACCGGCCAGTCATTGAGTGTAGTTGTGGCGGACACACTTAGTGTCATAGCGGACAGTTCAGGCGCTACGTTCAAATATATTATTTGGGAGTGATTAAATATGGCAGGATTTAGTTCTGGTGGATTCAACTCC